CGCTGATCAGTTGGATCTCATCGCTGGCGGATTGAGTTGCATAGCAGTTAGAGAGACTGCCGCTGCTCGACAAATAGGGTTCTACACGAGTACGCCAGTCTCCCAATCGGCTGCCTACTCACGAGCGGCTACGATTGTAGAATCTCGGGCTCTTTTGGCATCTGCTTCGGCAACTACCCTCAATAACAATAATGTATTGGCAGCCCTGATTGCCGACCTTCAAGCTACCGGGCTGATCGGATGATTACTGCTTAACAGGAGAAAGAAGATGGAAGGTTTCAAGAAAGGCGCACAACCCGGAGTCGGAGTTGAAAGTCACGGCGAGGCGATGGGATTCGCGAAGGGTGGACAGGTGAATACGTCCGGCGAATTCGTAATGAAGACAAGTAAGCAAGACGCCATGGATCATGGTGTTCAACCAGCAAGGAAGGGTCGTAATCAAGCAGAGATTGAGGCTGGCGGAACGAAGAGGATGCTGGCTGGCTTCAAGAAGGGTGGATACGTCGAGATGAAGAAAGGCGGAAAGACGTACTACGAGAAGGGCGGAAAGAAGTATATGATGAAGGGTGGAAAGATGTGTCCGTATCACGGGAAGTAAGTAATGGCAACTTCAGGAACAGTAGGACAGACAGTCTTCGAAACGAGGAAGGTGATTGATCATGCCGCTCGTCGGTGTAAGATTCCTCCTCAGGCGATGGGGAGTGAGCATCTAGATACTGCTCTAGATTTGCTGTTCTTGAATCTGTCTTCTCTTGCTTCGTACGGAATTCCTCTGTGGGTAATTGAGAAGACTATCTTGCCCATATATCGTGGAGAGCGTTCTGTTCCGTTGCCAGTCGGGTCAGTGGATGTTATGGAAATGAATATCCGTGATCTCAACAGAACCCTGGGAACGAATACAGCGAGTGAAGGAGTTGCAGATAATGCGTTTGACGGTAATCTTTTGTCTGCGTGTATTCAGGTGGCTCCTGCTGGATTCATTCAGGTTCAGTTTACTACGGGAGGCCCGGTTCAAGCCGATAACTATGGCATCTTCTTCAATGCGACTGCGACCTGGGATATAACTATTCAAGGGTCACAGGATGGAATAACGTTCACAGATCTATATGTGAACGCAGAACTTGCGGCTGTCGCTGGTGATTGGTTCTGGATTGATTTGGAACAGCAGATTCCGTGGGCATTCATTCGTCTACAGGCGAACGGTACGACTGTGCTAGATGTTGCTGAGTTCTTCGTTGGTAATACAGCGAACGAAATACCGATGCCGAAGATCAACCTGGATAGCTACAGCAATCTTCCAGATAAGACGTTTCTGAGTAGGCCGACAGAGTTCTGGTACGACAAATCTGCAGCCGCTCAGGGTGGACGGCAGATTGCAACAGTCTGGCCTCCGCCTGATACGCAGTTCACGTTCTTTCAGTATGTCCTGTATATCAAACGTCAGATTCAGGATGTCGGTACGATGGTGCAAGAAATTGAAGTTCCGCAGAGGTGGTATGAGTTTGTCATCTGTGATCTAGCGCGGAAACTTGTACGTGAGATACCGGAGGCTGACATCAGTCGTCTTACGATACTTGATAATGATTTTCTAATTGAAGCCAAGAATGTATGGACTGGAGAGGATGACGGTTCTCCAGTTATGTTGACCCCAAGAATAGGGGTATATACAAGGTGAGCATCTTTATAGATCCTTCTGGCGCGTCAACCTTCGGTCTTGGTATCTGCGCGAGATGCAGCCGAAAGATGAAGCTTGAAGATTTGTATAGTGATCCCAATGCTCCAGGGTTGATGGTGTGTCTTGACGATCTGGATGAGTACGATCCATATCGTTTGGCTGCACGACCGACTGAAGAGATTAATCTGCTGTATGTTCGGCCAGATAGACCAGTAGACAATGTGATTACACCAGATCCGACTTTATTCTTAGGTGTCGTACGCGGAACTGCTGGCGTAGACGCGAATGTTCGTGTGACAGAGTCTGGTGAATATCGTCAGATAGAACAGGCTCCAGATGGCGGAATTCCGCCGTGGGAATTGTAATATGACTGTAAAGATTTCAGATCTACCTCAAGCAGTTCTTCCGCTGACTGGAAATGAACAGTTAGAACTCACTCAGACTATAGCTGGGAAAGACGATAGTAGAAGAGTCTCAGCTACTGACTTAGCGGGTTCAGCACTGGGACTGGATGCGACGTTCATTACGGTTACTCCGAATGCGGTTCTTCCGAACGAGCGAATTCTTACTGCTGGAACTAATATCAACATTGTTGATGGTGGAGCAGGCAATCCAATTACAGTCAGTATCTCATTTCCACTGTTAGCTCCTGACGGTTCTGCTCCTGCACCTTCTTATAGTTTCGCGTCTGATCCTAATACAGGTTTCTTCTTATCTGGCCCCGATGTTTTGGTGGTTGCTATCGCTGGCGTCAATAGGTGGGAGTACAATGGCAATCAATTTAGGTCTGATCAGTTCTCCGGTGGACCCGCTCTTGTAGCGGCGAACACGTCAGCGAACACTCCCACGGTGTTGCCACATCAAGGACGAACTGGTTCTGGACTCGCTAGTGGATCCGGGAATCAAGTAGAACTGGTCGCAGATGGAGAGACGGGAGTCAGCTACCGCGCTCTCTCGGGCGAAGTGACCGTTACGAATAAGTTTGAAGATGGAATTGTCGCCTCAACTACGCAGACTCAATTCCAAGGTCAACTGAATTCGTCTTACAGTGAAGTGATTACTGTAGCGAACCCGAACGACGTGGTGACGGCTCCTCAGAAGAACCGAGGGATGCAACTTGTCATCGTCAATCGTGGTGCGAATGTTCTGCAGGTATTCCCAAGTACCAACAATGACTTCGGTAACGGACCTAACAATTCAATAACTGTCGCTGCTGGAGATTCATTGATCGCTGTCGGTGGTGCTGGTTCAACAGGGCAGTTCTGGGATGTACTTTATAATGGACCTTCAAGTGGATTCGGTAACGTATTCAAGGTCGGTATTCCTGTTGATGAGCAGATAGGTGTATGGACCGGAGACGGTACACTTGAGGGTGATGCACAGTTTCAATGGGACCGTACCAACAAGCGCCTTGAGATTTTTGGATCTGGTCTCAGTAGTCGTATGCGCATGGAGCATGACAATACTGATTTCAACATGACTGCCGTCAATGGCGGAGCATTTATTATCAATGGATTGGGCGACGGCATTGATATTGAATCAAATGCTTCGAGTCCCGCAGGTAACTTATATTTCAAAGTACATGGTGATTCTGACTTCCCTTCTGATTTTGTCACAGCTAGATTTGTAAATGACAATGTCGGTGATCTGGGTGGAACTAATGTACAGATCTTTGGTCAGCGTGAAACTACTCCTGGCGGAGGTGATGTACAAATCTTTCACACAGGTGCCAACCATGTAGCTGCTGTGATAGTGAATGGACCTGCCGGTCAAAGTGGAGGGATAGGTACTCAAAACGCAGCTACTCCTTTCTCACTGTTCACGGATTCGACTGAGAGGGTACGGATAGAGGGTTCAGGCGAAGTGGGCATCCGACATGGTAACGTCCTCGCCATCTATGATACTACTGACGCCTTTTCTCTTAAGTGGAGTCACGATGGTGTTGACGGGCTGTTAGCTACAGTCGGTACGACTGACATCAACATTACGGGTCTTTCTGGTCGGATCAAGCAGGGTGCGGAGACTCTGGCATTCGTATCAGAGATAGGATCGACAGATCCTCTGTTGCTCAGTTCCGGTGGAGTCGGAGTACCGACTTACAGTTTCGCTGTTGACACTGATACTGGCGTGTACAATCCTGGGCTTGACATTCTTGGATTAACTGCTGGAGGAGTTCTGGGACTTAGTGTTACTGAAGTTGCCGGTGCGATCACTGTTGATATCTTAGATAACTTGACGATAGACGCTACGACTGGTCCTGGACCTCATCTGAGTATTATAAACGTAGCACCAAGTGCCGATGTGATCGATGTATTGCCGACGGGCAGTACTCTATATAACTTTGCTACTCTGCGGGATCAGACCGGAGCTAACTTTTTCTTCATACGACATGACTATTCATTATCATCCCTCAATCACAGGTTAGACTTTAGTTCTAACGCTCACAATGACATCTTGCGGCTGAGTTCATCGACTCAGCAGGTTGCAATGATTCAGCAAAACTATTTCTTTGATGAGACGTCATTCCACATTTCGGCAACCAAGTTTCTAGAATTCGATGAACGAAATACTTCACCCGTTCCAGGGGCAGCAGATGGTGCATTCTGGGTGCGAGATGACGTTCCTAACGTCCCAATGTTCACTGACGATGCTGGTACTGACTTTGTCCTGAATGCGGGTGTTGGACCTGGAGGTGAGCTTCCGGCTGGTACGGTAACTGATGCTTCGCTTCGTTGGAATGGCTCAGCGTGGGTTGAAAACACTCTTGTCCGAATGACTGCAGTCGGTGCATTGCTAACGAATGCGCTTGATAGTTTAGGTGCCTCGACTATCAACGTTGGTGGCATGGATGAAGCTGATCCTGGCTTTAATCTCGAAGATGGTATGTCGCTTAGGTTTGAAGATCGAGCACAGACTAATGACTTCTGGATTCAGAATCAGGGTGTTGGCGCAATCGGACCTATTCTTTATCTCGATGGTCCTTCTACAGGCATCTTCACGATTGGTGATGGATTAGGATTCCGTATTGAAGATGCTGGTAATACTGATTGGGTTCAGATGGCGCACAACGGAACTTACTTCACGATGGGAGGTGTGAACACCGACGCTCTGCAGATTGAGTATCCGATATTGATGGATGAACAAGCGGCTGCTGGTGCTGACGTTGCTGGATACGGGCAGTGGTGGGTACGCGACGACACACCGAACACTCCGATGTTCACAGATGACGCTGGCAATGACTTCGCATTGAATTTGGGTACAACGGGTCGGAATCATTCAGTTCAGGCTCGTCGTACGACAGACTACTTACTCACTACAGCATTCGTTGACATCACAATGGACGTGACGGATGTCGAGACAGACGCCACCGTGTTAGATCACGATCTTGTCACTAATACCGATAATATCATAATCGGAGCGACTGGCACTTATGAGGTTATGGTTGACGTTACTGCTGATCCGGATCCCGGAGCAGCAAATCGTCGCCGTAGTATAAACGCAAGAGTACGACTCAATGATGCGGGGACAGGCATCCCAGGTTCTGTTAATCATACCGATTTCCACAGAGATGCTACTGCACCATTCGATAACCATCTCTCCTTCACGTTTATCGTCAGTCTAACTGCCACCGACTTCATCACGTTGCAACTCAGTGAGACTTTGACCGGTGGAGGTGCAGGTACAGATAATGCAAATGAAATTTCAATGAAAGCTGTGAGGTTAATATAATGGGATTCAAAGTAGTTGCAACACTTTCTCACGACTGGGTTAAGATTGCAGAGATGGCGGGAGCCGATCCATTTCTCAACATTTGGCATCCAGCTACTACCGAACTGGAAGTTGAGAGTGCAGATCAGGCAACTCTCGACACGGCATTCGCTAGTTACGTAGCCGACCAGACAAACATTGACGCCGCTACTGCGGCTGATCAAGAAACTGCGGAGAAGGATTCGGAGAAGGAAGCGTATGATGTGCGCAGACTCTTTCGCGCACTGGTAGAGATACTACTCGATGAAATCAATATTCTTAGAACAATAGAAGGTTTACCCAACCGAACGATAGATCAAGCTCGTTCGGCAATTCGCAACACCATAGATAATACATAAAGAGGAAGTAACCATGGAACAGAACCTTGTAAATCTCACTCACGAACAGACACAGCAAGCTGCGGCAGCAGGAGTTCAACTTCTACAGACTCCTGGTGCAGTGAGTATCCCTAGTCCGATGGCTATCAGTGGAGTCATAGGTACGTTGAATGCGCTCCTGACAGCGATTGCTAACGGTCAAGTAGTCGTCGTCAATGTACCAGCCAAGAAGGAAGAAGGTGACGGTGATGGTGAGAAGAAGTCAGGCATAGTTCCCATTGAAGGTGGGAAGAAAGCGGAGAAGTAAAATGGCAAGCAAGGCCGAAGTTAAAGAGGCGGGAATTCGCATAGGTGTGAATCAGATCATTACCTACGCAGGTCTCGTGCCTATTTTCTGGTTCATTCTTCAGCCCATCCTCGTGGATGCATTAGCTGAAGAGATGCAGGAGTCGATCAAGGAAACGGTCGCATCCCAGGTGGATCCGATCAATAGTGCATTCGTTGCCTTGCTGCAACGGGACATCAACGCTACGAAAAAGGATATCGCGGCGTTGGAGTTCCGACAAAGACAAGACGAGGATTGGACTGTGGGCGATGCAGAGTATTTGGCTGATCTAGAAATTCAGTTGGCTGCATTGGAAGAAGCTAAGGCGGCTCTCGTAGCGAACAACACAAGCTGATGAATCTAACGCTTGAGAGGTTCAGTTATGCACCATCGGAAACTGAGGGTGTTCTTAGTATTGGTTCTTTTGATCTGGCTACTATTGAACGTCCGTGGGTGTCTTGGGATGCTCGAGGAGGAAAGCCATTTGCTTCCTGCATCCCTGATGGGGATTACATACTTGACCCATGGACAAGACCGAACAGAGGTGAAGTGTATATTTTATCGAACCCTGACCTGGGAGTGTACAGGTTGAAAGATGATAGACCGCGTAGTTTCGGTCGTTATCTTGTTCTTATTCATATTGCGAACTACGTTGGTGACGTCGTAGGATGCATCGGACCTGGGACTCGGCGCACTGTAATGAAGAATCGTAAAACAGGAAAATACGAGCGCGCCGTTTCAAGTAGTGGTGAAGCTATGAAGATCATCACTGAACAATTAGGGCGGGAGGAAACTCATCGTCTGACAATCAGTTCCAAGTGTGGGACAGGAGAGTAAGATGAATACAATCGTAGGAGCATTTATTGCGACCGTCATTGCTTTACTGACGGCAGCACTGGCACTATTGAGCGGGGAATCAATCATTTCTTTGAGTGACATCTCCGGTCTTCAGTGGACCATACTGCTGATCGGTGGCGCGATCACATTCTTCAAAGACTTCCAGGCGATATCAGCCCGACGTCTGGTAAACAAAGTCACAGGATCGGGTGACGGAGGAGGTACAGTAGGATGATACCAGTAAGATGGAATCACGTTCAGACGTTCTACCTATTCGTGGTTATGCTCGCGCTTCAAGCATGTGCGGCATCGAACCCAATCGCGAAGGCAGAAACAACTGAACAGAGAGCATTCGCGACGTATGGTACGTTCGTTATCATTGAGGAACAAGCTGCGAAGCTCGTTTCCAGTGGTACTATTCCGGACAGTGCTATACGAGCGATAGGACGCGCGGATGCACAGGCGAAGCCAGTAGCAGACTCACTGCTAGATGCGACACTGGAATTCACAGTGATCAAAGCAGAGTATGAAGCTGGCGGAACAGGAGAGGAGAAGTTCGTGAGAGCTATGAATGAGCTAAACGCATGGGTCGAACGAGCGAGACCTCTAATCGCTAATCTTATATCCGCAGTGCGAGGAGCGACGTAATGAATATTATTCAATTGATCCTTGTCGCAATTCGCGGAGTATCTGTGCTGACTAACAATCCGGCGCTCAGTGGTGGATCCAACTTGAAGTTGCAAGAAGCATCTGAACTGTTGGCTATGCTCGGTGAGTTGCTGGAACGTGGGGATGAAGCACATACAGAACTGAAAGAGTTCACGGAGGTAATTCAAAAGATGGCTGAAGGAAACAGAGCCCCGACTCCAACTGAATGGCAGACGCTTCGAGATCGCAGTGATGCGGCTCACAATACCATCCAGAAAGCGGCGGAGGCAGCAGCGAAGCCTGAGCCGGAACCTGAGCCGGAACCAGAACCTGAGCCTGAGCCTGAGTAGGAGTACGAACGATGCCTACTGCAATGACATTTGATTCTCTGCAAGATGATTTGAGAGATTACCTGGAGCGTGGCACATCAGTCGATCCGACGGTGTTTGATCAACTCCCCCGCTTGATTAACCTCGCGGAACGAGATCTTGCTCGCGCGTTGAAGATCCAAGGATTCATCAATGTTGTGACAAATACAATGGCGATAGGAACTTCAGTGTACCAGAAGCCAGATCGTTGGAGAGATACAGTAAGCATCAACTTCGGCGTGGGAGCAGAGCAGGTGAGAACCCCTCTGTTCCCACGTTCTTACGAGTACTGTCGGCTCTACTGGCCAGATGAAGATCTACGAAATCAGCCAAGATTTTACGCGGACTACGACTACTTCAACTTCTTGTTCAGTCCAACGCCGGACTTTGCGTATCCGTTTGAACTTCTGTACTACGAGCTTCCGGCACTTTTAGATGCGACGAATCAAACAAACTGGTCGTCGTTGTATGCACCGAACGCACTGCTCCATGGAGCATTGCTCCAATCATCGAGGTTCTTAGTGAACGACAAACGAGTTCCATTGTGGCAGCAGACGTACGATCGTGATCTGCAACTATTGAACGGCGAAGATATACAAAAGATCATAGATAGGTCTTCAACGAGACAGGAGGCATAGCATGGGATACAATGACGTCTTCGGCGGCGGATCGATCAACCCTGCACAGAGGACATACTTAGATCTAACGATCAGTGCTGATGTCGTACTTCAGTGGCCGATAGAACAGCAGATCGGTGGTGATGACGTAGCGGTAGATATTATTGATGTCAATGCAACTATTCCTGGACTCAATGTTGACTTCAGTGATGCTCGTCAGGTGTCAACCGGGTACACTTCCTTAATCACAAACGTAGGGTTCGACGACTTCACTGTACGGGACAGCGCAGGAGGTACGATCATAACTCCGATCGGCGGGACAGCGTGGTTCATCTACCTGACGGATAACAGCACTGCGGCTGGAGTATGGAGAACGTTCCAACTTGGAGCGACTGTTTCTGTCGCTGCTGCGGCTGCACTCGCAGGTGCTGGTCTCAAAGCGATAATGACGAAGCTCAACCAGACCCTTCCTCCCACACTGATTGGTGCAGGACAATCGCCACTGAACATGACGGACGCTGATCGTGCGCAGTTGAATATCTGGAACGGAGGAGTCGGCACGTTTAATCTACCGGATCCGGTAACTGTCGGCTCTGACTGGTTTACATACATAAGAAATGGTGGAACAGGTGTACTGACGATATCAACCCCGATTGGACTTATTGATGGTAACATCAATTTGATACTGAACCCTGGAGTGTCAGGTATCTTCATAACGGATGGGTCTGATTGGTTCACAGTCGGATTGACTTCTGCTTTGGATACTGGCTTTGATTTCATCGAGGTCAATGTTGCCGGTGGTGGTGACTTCGTATTGTCTGGCGTTCAGTTGGATCGTGTAGCTTATCGGTTCATTGGAGCATTGACTGCCAATAGAAAGATTATCGTACCGAGTACTATCCAAGAGTATTGGGTGGACAACAATACGACCGGAGCATTCGCTCTAGAAGTTGCGACAGCAACACAAGTGACACCAGTTGGAATTCCGCAAGGGAACAGAGTAATCCTGTACTGTGACGGAACTAACGTGTTGGATGCGGAATCCAGTGTAATCACCTTTCCCATTACGATTGCTCAGGGTGGGACAGGAGCAATTTCTGCACCTGGAGCGAGAACGAACCTGGGAGTGCCTCCGAATACACGAGCGATCATTGCAGGAGAGGGATTAGATGGTACTGGTACTCTCGCCGCCGACATCACATTCAATGTTGCTCTGTTAGGTCTCACGATAGCTGTTCCTGATGCTGCAGATTTCTTGGTCTTTCAGGATATAGATGATTCAGATCTTAGTCGTAAGGCGACGGTCGCTGATGTTGTCGCGGCAGCCGGAGGAGGAGTACCCGATCTCGAGACTGTCACGTTTGCTGGAAAGTTCACGACACAAGGCATCGACATTCAACTTGGTGCAGCGCTCACAGTGCAAAGCGGATTCCCTAGCACTGGACTCTTAACCATTGATGCCACCGAACCTGCACCAGTTAATATAGTTTCTAATGTTGCGATGGAAGTCGTAGCTGTAAACTCGTTGCAACTCAAAATAGATGCCGCAGGTTTTATATCGTTCGAAGTCGGTGCCAACAACGCCTTGACGATTCAAGACAAGATCGTTAGAGTGAATACAGATTCCAGTGGTTTCTTCCAGATCCGCGATGACATTGGAAACAATATCAATGCCTTTGTTGGTACGAATGGAATTAGCTGGACTCCAAATTCTGCGAATGATTGGTCATGGGCTTTCCACGATGGGATTGAGATTCGTATTGAGGAAAAGTCTGCTGCGCTTTCAAATGTTGCTAACTTCGGTTCGCTTTGGGTCAGGGACGATGTACCAAACAACTTGATATTTACCGATGATGTTGGTACTGACTTTGTCTTAAATGGCGGAGGAGGAGGTGGAGGAGCATACCGAGGGACTAAAGTATATCGGAACACCACTGGGAATTGGCCATTGAATAACACTCCGAACTTCTCGCTTGCAGTTCCGGGTCTCGGTGGTGGCAACGATGAGGCAGCAGTAATATTCGGCGTGATACTACATGACACCGAAGGTGGTGCTGTCTGGTCAATCGCGCAGCGAACTCGGTTCAATGTACCTCCGGGAGTGACTAAGGCAATCATCCGTACTGGATACGGAATACAAGGTAATACGTCCGGCGGCTATCGTCACATGCGGATAAGAAGGAATGGTGGGTATCTTCCTACTGATCCAGTTCAAGTTGGACCATCAGGATACCTTTATCAGAACACAAACAGCGCCGCCGGATCTGGTAGTTGGTGGGGAACGCAGTTCAACACCGGAGTCCTTAACGTGAACGCCGGAGATTATTTTGAGGTGTACGTGCTGCGCCAGAACTCCAGTGGATTCACTGTGTTCGGTTCAATCTGGCTGGAATTGGAGATAATAGCATAATGGGAAAAGTTACTCTTTTAGTAGGTCACAACTGGCATTCTTTCGCTCGTCATGTTGGCGCTATGGATCTGATGATATATTTTAACCCCGACACTCTTGAAATTGAATTGCCAGACATTGATCAAGCGACGATGGATGCTGGACTCATCACCTATACTGCGGATCAGGCGAATCTAGATTCTGAACTCGTAGATGCTTTGGAAGACCAGGAATCTGGATTTGCACAGAATCTATTTGATGAAAAGAAAGATCTGACAGCGATCATCAAAGTTCTGGTTGATGAACTCAACACATTACGAGCTACGCAGAGTCTTCCAGATTTGAATTTCGGTCAAGTGAACGCGGCTATCAGACAGAGGATAGGCAAACCGTAATGGCCAACCCGATTAAAATTAGGTCTGCTCCTGGTATTAAACGGGACGGAACAGTTCTTGAAGGTGAGAACTATATAGATGGACAGTGGGTTCGGTTCCAGCGTGGACGTCCACGAAAGATCGGCGGATATCAAGCAGTGACCAGCGAGGTTCCAGAGATAGCACGAGGAATGACCAGTTTCAGCGCGAACGGTCTTCGGTATCTGCACATCGGTGGAGCGAGTAATCTTACTCAGTACATCGTTACTGGAAGTGGATCTTTGAGCGCGCTCAACACTCGAACTCCTGTAGGATTTACAGACGTCAATGCTCTGTGGCAGTTTGATCACTTCTTCGATGCAGTCGCAATCTTCACAGATGTGGTCGCACATCCTGGATCTAATCTTGCTGACATAGATAGTACAGTGAATTCAAAGATCTATCTTGGGGAAGTAGTAGATCCTTCTATACTCGTAGATTCAACTCTCCCAGAAGTGAGTGGAGGGATTGTAACTCTTGGTCCATACCTATTCAGCTTCGGTAACAATGGACGCATCGGCTGGTCTAACGTCAATGACCCCACTACGTTAGAGGCGGAAGCATTCATCACGCAACAGAAGGTCGTCGCCGGATTACCTCTGCGCGGAGCAGGTCAGGGTCCGGCTGGTATCTTCTGGTCATTGGATGCGCTCATTCGTGCAGTGTTCGTCGGTGGACTTGCGATATGGCAGTTTGATACGCTTGCATCTGACATCAGTATATTGTCTAGTCAGGCAGTCATCGAGTATGATGGAACGTACTTCTGGCCAGGAGTAGATAGATGGCTCATGTTCAATGGTGTCGTGCGTGATGTACCGAATGATTTTAATATCAACTTCTTTTTTGACAATTTGAATTTTAGTCAACGACAGAAAGTGTTCGCATTCAAGGTTCCCAGGTTTCATGAAATATGGTGGTGCTACCCAAGAGGAAGCGCGAGGGAGTGTACTCATGCGATTATCTTCAACGTGAAAGAAGGATCATGGTACGACACGGAACTACCGTTAGAACGAAGTCCTGGGAATACTCCAGGAAGAACGGCTGGAATCTATGCGCGAGTATATAACAAGCCATTCCTAGTTGATGCAGATAATGTCGGGGCTCCGATGAAGTTTACACTTTGGCAGCATGAGACTGGAGTGGACGAAATAGATGGTTCTACAATTACCGCAATTTCATCGCACTTTGAAACGGCAGAAATTGGAATGCCAGTCGATGATCAGCAGCCGAGCAATGCGGAAATGAGAGTAGCTCGCGTGGAACCTGATTTTGTACAGAAGGAAGAAATGACACTTAATATACGAGGTCGCGTTAATTCAAAGGCTCCATTCATAGAAGATGCACCTAGAACATTCCCTGAAGTAGCAAGCGATTCTACAGATGAGACAATCAAACTGAAAACCATTAGACGATTGATGAGTTTCAAATTTACATCTAATATAGTGGGCGGAAACTACGAATTTGGCGAGACGTTGGCGCAGTTAGATATAGCTGGCGAAAGAGTAGAATCATGATACTTGCTCCAGATCACATGGGCGTCATAGAATGGACTGACAGGTTGAATTCATTCTTTGAGATTGGCACTGGAACAACACAGAAACTAGATGACCCAGAAAAATGGCAAGATTGGGCTCTGAATTTGGTAGGAGACCCAGACTTCATAGGATTTGATACTCCGAACCCATACGACTTCGATGATTGGCGGGAGTGGGCGAGTTTATTTTTCTTGACCCAAGAACTTAACTAGGATAGGACTATGACAGGACGAACAGAATTTCAACGCGGCAAAGAAATGACCGAACAGATCGGCTCTCTTGCTCAGGTCCCTGGAGCATTAGAAATGCTCGTGACTGTAGCAGCGGAAGAGCTCGGTGGTCCGAAGGGCGGAAAATCAAAACAACTTCGTATGTATAATATGGGCGGAGCGGTCAATGGATATCAACAAGGCGGACTCGGACAGGTCATGGAGCAGCAAGCTGAAGAAGTTCGGCAAGCTGGTCGCGGTGACGACGAGATGCTTCTTCATCTAGCCCCTGAAGAGTATGAAGCTATCACTTCTATGTGGGGTGAGCCAGATATCAATCCGACGACAGGTGTTCCTGAGTATGGATTCCTGAGTAAGCTATGGAAAGGAATCAAGAAGACAGTTAAGAAGATTGTCAAGAGCCCACTCTTCAGCATCCTTGCTCCTATCGCATTGAATGTTTTCGCTCCTGGGCTCGGCAGTGCAATCGGCGGATGGCTCGGTGCTACTGGTAAAGCTGCGGCGACGATCGGCAATACGGTTCTTCGTACTGGTATCGGCGCAGTCAGTGGAGGTAAGACTGGAGCGATCAGTGGAGCGCTCAGTGGTCTGACGATGAGCGGAGTCGGCGCTGACATTGGTAAGAAGATTGGATTGAGTGGAGCGACAGCAGAGATAGCTGGAGATGCTCTGCTCGGTGGAGTAGCAGGAGAAGCGACAGGTGTAGGATTCGGAGCCGGAGCTACCGGGCAAGCAATTTCGTCTATGATGGGCAAACCGATGCAGAAGATAGAGCGGAAGCTGACTGACATCGGTAAAGATATCTTCACTCCTATGGGTGGAGGCATGAAGGGTGAGTTTGATGTAACTCCGGGGTCTATGAGTATCGATCCAAATGCGGCAGATCCATTCGGTTATGGCAGTGAACTCCTACCACAGACAGTCGCTGGAGATCCAGGTGATATATCCGGTCTCGGGTCTGGTCTCACTCCCGGAGCAGTGTTATCTGGTGGAGCTCCTCAAGCTGACCCGAGTTGGTGGGATAGAAGTAAAGACTGGATGCAAGAACATCCGTGGCTCACAGCCGGAGGAGCGCTCGGTGTTGCTGGAATGGCTGGAGCGTTTGGCGGTGGTGGAGACGAAGGACCTCCAGACTTCTCTGCTAATCTACCTCCAGGGTTCAATGATCCGTTGCCGAATCTTTCGTTTGACAGGACTCAGTTGCCAGCGGCGGACTACTTCACGTATGGGAGAGCGAGCGGACCGCAAGAAGGTGAAGCATCATTCTTTGAGCCGAACGTGATTCCATCACTGACCCCAGAAGGTCCGATGGGATCAACTGGCGGAGGTGGTCCTATGATTCAGGGGACTCAGCCTCTTCAGGTATCTCCAACTGAAGGTGCATCACTCCAAACTCAAGGGTGGACGTACGATCAGAATTCCGGAATGGCGTACCCACCGGGATATTCGAGTGGAGGATACGGCGGAGGATACGGAGGTCCCCCTCAAGGACTTAATGTTGCGCTCGGCGGACTCATACAGAAGTATCAAACCGGAGGTCACGTTCGTGGGCCTGGGACTGGTCGCAGTGATGATATTCCAGCAGTGCTGAGTGACGGTGAATACGTGATAGACAGTGAATCTGTTGCGTTACTCGGTGATGGAAGTACAGATGCCGGAGCGCGTCGTCTGGATCAAATGCGCGAGAAGCTCCGCAAGCACAAGGCGAAGAAGCTTGCGAAGGGAGGCTTCAGTGATGCTGCCAAGAAACCTGAACTGTACATGGAAGAAGGCGGCAAAGTTTCTACTGGTAAGACAGCACTGAGAAATCTCAAACGTCTAGCTAATAGGTTAGAGCAAGCGATCACGTCTGGTAATAAGAAGCGAGTCAATGAAATCACTTCTCAGCTCAAGTCACTAGACGGTGGAAGCAGGGTGATCACTGGACTTGCGAAGGGTGGATCAGTTAAACGTATTCTAGCGGCTCTTGAACGTGCGGCAGAAAGTGAAAGTACTTCGGCAGTAGGACCAGTAGAAAAGAGGGTGAGAGCCAGAAGAAAAACTGGTCGTAAAGAAGGCAGAAGAATGTCAGACAAAGAGAAGGCTGAATTGCTTGAAGAACTTGGAGGGTTTAAGAAAGACTCTAAGTTTATCAGACGGTTCAGAAAGGATTTGAAAGAAGCGAAAAAGGAAGAGGGTAAGTAGATGCCAATCAACGATTTTCTATTTGAAGGAAGACCGCCTCCGTCAGTCTCGCAGTACGGACAGACAGTTGAGACAATGCCTCAATGGTTGTCTGACTATACGCAAGGGATAATCTCTCGTGCGAATGCAATAGCGGGGGAACCATATCAACCCTATGGAGGTCCTCGTATAGCGGACTTCAGCCCAGAAGAAGAGCAAGCGTTCGGTATGACCGAAGAGAACGTAGGAGCGTGGCAACCTTATCATGGGATGGCTGGAGAGACACTCGGAGGTGGACTTACGCAAGCTGGAGAATATCTTGGTGCGGGGACACAGGGATTCCCCTCTGCTGTCGGAGAATACATGGATCCGTTCATAGGTCATGTGTTGAATCGTCAGGCAGAACTTGCGGGAAGACAGTTTACGGAGCAGACACTTCCAGGATTACAAAGTGCGTTCACTCGTGCTGGTCATTTCGGTAGTGATCGCATGATGGATATGGCTGGTAGAGCAACGAGAGATATGTCTGAAAGTCTTACTTCTCAGCAACTCGCGGCATTATCTACAGGGTATGGTCAGGCTGGAGAATTGTATGGCGCAGATGCTGCAAGAGATATTCAAGCGGCTGGCATCGCCGGTGAACTCGGCGTTGAAGGCTCACGCATGTATGGAGCGCTCGGAGAGATGGCGTCCAGGATGGGATACGGTGATGCAGGTGCAATGGAAGCAGTCGGTAGAACACGGAGAGGAATGGATCAGCGAAGTCTAGATCTAGCGTACTCTGATTTTGAACGTCAGAGAGATTACCCAAGAGAGACTATAGATTGGATGAATGCTACTGTCAGGGGACTGCCGTATAACACTGCTCAAACGAGGCAGGAATATGGACCAATGGCGAATCTTGATTACGCTCCACCGGGTCTGTCTCAGCTTGGGTCGTTCCTATCAGCAGGAGCCGGAGCATATGATATCTTCAATCGTTCAGAAGGAGGTCTCGTACAGTACGCCAAAGGAGGCTTCGTAGAGAAGGAAGCTGACCCCGATTACTGGAAGCCTCAGGAAGGATGGGGAGAACTGTAATGGCAACAACTGAAGAAGAACTGTCCGTCGCATTACAAAATATTCTTGGTGGTGGCCAGCAGTCATCTCCTGAGAGTTTATCTTATGCTCGGGCGATCTTATCTCAGCAGATGATGAGATTACCTGGGAGAGAAGAAGAAGCATTCGCAGCACTTGAGGAACAGCAAGAAAGTATTAGAGGAGCGCTTGAGCAAGCTCGCAAGCGCATACAGGAAATGGAAGGACCGTCACGTGCAGAGAAACTCTTTGCTCTCTCTGCCGGTCTAGGAGCGACGACGAAGGCTGGATCAATCGGTGAGACTGCTGCTGCGGTATCTCGTAACCTTCAGCCGCTCGCTGCTGAGCAAAGAAAGTTTGAAGCTACACAGGCAGCAGGGTTGAGTGAAATAGATCTTGCGCTCGCCGGAGTCGGTGGTCCTCTCACTGAAGCTGAATTTGAAATGGCGAAGCTTGAATTTGAGCGTGAGACTAAGATGGGGCAGGAAGCTCTGCGAACGCTCAGGTATGCTGGTACGAGTAGTAGAGGAGCAAGGACACGACAAGCTAAGGTTGACGATCTCGTAAGACTTCATAACTTCAGTGAAGGTGAAGCGATGGCACTTGTCGATGGCTATGTCGGTATTGAAATTGTGGAAGGACTCGGCGTGGCACGATTAGTGAACGAGATCAATGGTTCAGTCAGAGAAATACCACTGAATGATCTAAGTCAGTTTGAAGGATACTTCCCAGATGATGAAAAGTCACGTCCTCCAAGACCAGAGAACGGAGTGAGTGATGGTCCGGTGGATTACCGTAGTGAAGAAGAGAAGCTCGCAGATGATATAGTGATGCGTCGTATTGATGAAGGAACATCACTCTGGGATATGACAGACGGAACAGGTCCGTGGGCTGCTGCTAGAGTCGGCGGTTCAATCATAAGTAGTATATTCGGCGGTTCAAGGGTAGGAATTCCGCTCGCCGTCAAGACGATTGAAGGTAGACACGGATTGATGCTGCGATCACGTGATCTTGCCAGAGCGCTAATTGATAACCCAAGGATGCCAGTACGATTGATTGAAATGGCGATTGAAGAAGCAGCCATTGAACATTCAATCTTAGATACTCCAGAACTTATGAAGATCAGGATGGTCGCTTTGGATCGTGAACTTTGGGATCGTTACTTGGATGCTATAGAAGGTGCGCAGGATGTAACACTTCCGCAGCAAGAACGTAGTGATCTCAAACAGAATGCTCGGTTACTTAATATCTTCTTGAGGGATCTACGTGTTCCTCTTGACCGACAGAAACGCAGAACACGAATAATCCCAGGTCTTCCTTCTGTGGATGTACCAGAGTACGCAGAAGGAGAAGCTAAGTTTGAGATGCCTCCTCCTGGATGGGCTGGATCAGAATTACAATGGAAGCTCATGCCGATGGAACATCGTAAGGCATGGGATGACTTTTATGAGTGAGGATGACTAGATGTCAACTACCGAAGAAGATCTATTACAGCAACTCCAACCAGAAGGTGAAGTTGGTGGTGCTGATGAATTAGAAGCTCTCCGTCAGCAATACATAGCTGAATCAGCGGAGCGAGAGCGTCTGTTCTTAGCAGCCCAAAGAAGAGCAGAGCATCTTGACAGTCCGTTTGAAGAATTTGGTCATGGAGTTACTCTAGGCATTTCAAACAGTGTAGGAATTCCAGTAGATGCAGTTTCTGCCATCCTCAACGCGGCTGGCATTGATGTCAGTTCTGCGCTTGGAAGTGGAGATAGTATCTACGATGTGATGGAAGAACTCGGTGCTGTCCCTGAAGATCTTCCTCGTGATGCTATAGGTCCAGTCGGTACTGCTGGAGAATTCACTGGGATAGCTACGGTCGTAACTCCTCTGATGCTTGCTCCATTCCTTAAAATGGCAATGGATCCAGACTTTGAAGCGAAACAGTTCTCGGAAACTATTCGGTTCGGAGGAACTGCTCCTGAAGGTCAAGCTGGTCATATCCCACGTAGTCGTGCCGCTCGTGCTGCATTCGTAATGAGACAAATCGGACAGAACATAGCAAGATCGGCAGTCAAGAGCCCTAAGACATTCATTGCGGCTGAGACTGCTGGCGCTATCGGAGCAGGACTACTGACGGGAGCAGCAGAAGAAGCTGGAGCTAGTCCGGCCGTTCAGGTCGGTGCTGGTGTTATCGGTGGTGTCGTACCTTCAGCCGCAGTCAGTGCTATTCCCAGGGCTCTCACATCTGCCTGGAGATGGGGGATGCGCAATATGCTTCCCTTCTCAGAATCAGGAGGACTCGCTCGCATATCAGGTCAGACCCAAGCACGAACTGAAAGTGTTGACAGAGCCATCGGTGCGCTGGATAAAGGAGTACCGGAGGGAGTAACTCCAGCCCGAGCAATCGGGGAAGAACGATTGATGGCGCAGGAACAACGTATCTTACGAGACAATCCGGAGTTGGATCTAGCAGTGCGTGAAGATCTTCAGGCGGCATCACGTAGAACGCAGAGTGATCTTGCTGAACTCTACGGTACTCCACAGGGAAAGGCTGACTGGGAATTCGCAGTTGTCAGTCGTGTTGCTCCAGATGATGTACGGATAACCCCAGGAGCTAGAGTAGAAGATATGTTGGAGGAAGCTGCGGATGGCTTCGGTCCATTGTATCAGCAGATGGAAGGGTGGCCGATTCGTAATCGTTTGATCGGTAGTCGTAAGACGACCCTCGATACAATGGTCAAGAATTCATCAAATTCTCAAGCTGTTATGGCGGGAGCCAAAGAACGTAAGGTTGTCGCGTCATGGCTTGAGAATCAAATGTCCGCTCTTCGTCGTAAGACAAAGACTGTCCAGGGAGTCAAAGAATATTACGACAGTAAGGATTTGCTGAAACTGCGAAGTAACATACGTAGAGAATCAAGGAAGCAAGCAAGACTAGGTAACGGAGAGCGAGCAGAGCTTCTTCGTGTCGCAGAAAAGCGTGTCAACCAATTGATGAAGAATCAACTGAACCCAGAGTTACTGAAAGAACTGAATCGCGTTGACAATATGTATCGCCAGTTCAAAATCGTAGATAACGCAGCAGCCAAATCTGGCGACAAAGGACTTACTCCGGATGCACTCGTTCGTTCGCTTAGGGAATCAATCCCAAGTCGTACTGGATACGCTGACGGTGAGATGTTGGATATGCTCGCTCTCACACAGATGGGTCGGCCAGTTACTCCGTTGATGAATAATCCTGGTCAGGCGGCTCGTATCGCTCAGACGTTGTCAGAAGAAGGTCTGAATGATATGAAGGCGCAGTATGTTGAAGAATTGATGCGTCGTTCGATATCAAATGATTTGACCCCAGATGGTCGCGAAGTTATATCTGGCATACGAATGCAATCTAATTTGAACAAGTTCCGTAAGACTGCGAACTCTTTGGGGTTCAGTGAAGACGAACTTGCTCGGTTAGAAGAAGTCATAA